GCCGCTGTCAGTCGGTTGACCAGGTTTTGGTTCCATTGCTGACGGTGCGGCTGCTTGTTGAACGGGCCGGTCGGGGCGCCCGGCGGAGGCGTGGGCGCCGCCTGGTGCTGCAAGATCCCGATCGCCTGCGCCTTGAGGTTCGCGAGACGCTTCCCGTAGTTGTGGGAGGCGGCCGGACCGGACACGGCTTGGATGGCGAGGATCTTCTGCGCCGGCGTCAGGGCGCTGTTGCCCATGATCGTCTGCATGACGGTCAGCGCCGCGTTGAACTTCTTCGGGTTGCCTGACGACCCCGAGGCAAAGCGAGGGAAGACGATCCCGGCCGGGGCGCTCTGGGAGCCGCCGCCTGCTCCCCCACCGCCTACTCCCCCACCGCCTCCCCCACCCACGCCGGCGGGCGCCCGCTGGGCCATCACCGACCCCATGCCGGAGCCGCCACCGGTCCCGCAGGACGCGAATTGTCCGCCGGCCGGCCCCGAAGGGACGCGACAGATACGCTTCAAGACCGCTCGGAGGGCAGCGACGCTCATGGGCGGAGACCCTACCGCGTCAGGCGTCGTCGCTCAAGTTCTCCGCATCGGCTTCGTCCACCAGGTCGCCCCCGGCGTAGACCATGAGGATGTCGGAGACCGTCCGGTCATCCGACCAATCCGTGTCCGGGTCGATTCGTGCGAGGATCAGGCGCGCCTGTGCGAGTTTCTCGTCAGGCTCCATGTCCAAGAGCGCGAGTTCCGCCAGCTGCGCCTCGTCCGCGCTGAGTTCGAGGTCCTGCTCGTCGTCTAGTTCCACCCTTGCTCCTTGGCGAGGTCGTCAAACGCTTGGCCGATCTTCTCGAAGTCTTTGGCAGACCATTGCCGGTGCGAACGGTTCGGGCCGGACTCGAACTCGAAGTGATTCGCGAGCGAGGGGTCCCGCTTCGCGTGTTTGGTCACGACCCATTGCGCATACGCCCGGGCGAACTTCTCCGGGTTCGAGTTGAGGTAGCGCGCGTACTTCCCGATCGGGGTGCCCGCCTTGTGTTGCGCTCGGATCGCCTGAATCCCCTTCACCGCGTCTGAGTCGTTAATCGCCTTCATGAGGTTCTTGTAGGCCGGCGTTGGCGGATCGTCCGAGTGGAAGCCCGACCGGGGTTTGGCGCCTATACCCCCGCCCGTGACCTTCCGGCTGGCGTACCCGAGGCCGACCGTGTCCATGAAGTGCCCGAACTCATGCGCGGCCGATTCGATCTCAATCTGGTGCGTTGGAAGACGGGTCTGTATCCCGAAGCCGACCGGGGTCATACGCCCGCCGAGAAACCTGCCGGCGTTGAAGGTGTACATCGCCAGGGCGCTCGAACCCGCTCGGATCGCATCGACCTTGAGCCGGAGCCCGGCCACGCCACCCGGAAGTCCGTGCACCTGGGCGACGAACTGGAGCGCCTTCCCGTAGATCAGGGCCGCTTGGAAGTCTGGCGTCCCTTGGTGGGGGAACCCGAGCACGCCGTTCGCCCCCACCACTTCGAACTTCGCGGGGCCGAGGGCCGGGGCAAGGGCATTCACCGGGGTGAAGCCGCTGGCCGTCCGGGGTCTGGGCGTGTCGTATGCCGCCCCAGAGGCGCTAGGAGGCGCTACGGGAGCCGGGGAAGGGGAAGGGGCGGGCGTCGCCTTCGGAGGCGCAGGAGCGGGCGTTGGAGCGGCCGGAGGCGCCCCGGCTCCCGCATCCACGACCGCGGTCCGGCCACCCCGGACGTACCCGAGGGCTTCGGCTCGATACTGCTCGAACTTCTTCCCGTAGTTGTGGGTGGCATAGGGACCTTTGATCCGGAGGATCGCCGTCGCGTCCCCGGCCCCGATCGCCGCCTTCAACTCGCCCATCGCCCTCACATACGCCTTGAGCGGGCCAGCCGTCCCGACCGGCATCGCCGGATGCTCCCAGACGCCTTGCGCGTTGACCGGGGACGAGTAGCCACGCGAGTCGACCGAGCCCCCGCCGGCGCCCCCGCAGGGCGCGAACTGCCCGCCCCCAGACGAGCCCGCCGGGACCCGGCAGACCCGCTTGATCACCCGCTCGAGCCGGTATCGGACCTTTCGGAGACACCACAGCTTCCGGACATGCTCGAACGTGGGCTCGGAGACGTGCTTCGCCACCCGCATGACGTGGACCCATGCCTGCGTCTCCGCCGCCCAGTGATCCACCATCGGCGCGGCGGAGGCCGGGAGCACGCTCGAGCGTTTCCACGTCGCGACCGAGCCGCCATCACCCCAGTTGTTCCGCCGCTGGAGAAAGACACGGTTGTACCGGTAGCGCCACTCCTCCTCGAGTTCCGGGCCGAGCAGGGTGACGTTCGGCGGGCTGGGCGTGTCGTCGGCGAAGGGGACCGCGGCCTTGAGCGCCATGATCCGATCAACCGCTTTCATCCCGCGCCTCATGACCTCCTGCAGGTCGTTCCCCTCTCGCAGCGACCCGTTGGCTTCGATGAAGTCCTGTCGGCGCATCCGGACCACTTCGCGGCGTGGGTAGAAGTCGTCAGCCATCGTTAGGCGAGTCGGGTCAGGATCGTGCAGCGGCAATCGGGATGCAACGGCGGATCAAGATAGGGGCCGAGCGGCGTCTCGAACAGCTCGTCGAAGCCCCGCCCATCGGGGTTCATGCGAGGGATCGGGCGACAGAACTCGCAGGTCCGCTCCCCCGGCGAGACGTACCACTTCCGCCGGAGCGCCGTCGAGCCCTTCCCGCGCTGGTCGAGAAACTGCTGCCAGCCGACCCGGTTCCCGCTCGAGAGCGCCCGGATGCTCTCGGTCCGGGCGATGGTCTCGGAGCGGTAGCGCAGATACCGGCGCTCATAGGCCTCGACCATCTTGTCGATTTGCTCGCGCGAGAGATTGACTTCGCCGAGGATCTGCTTCTTGAGGGACGCATCGAAGCGTTTGTCCCGGAGCGCGCGCGTCAGGGCCTCCCGGTCGCCCGTCTCCACCAGGCGACGGAAGTTGTTGACGGCGGCCCGTTGCCGGGACGTGAGACCGAAGGTCGAGATCGACCGGATCTCGCGCGCGGTCTTGCGCGGGTTCCAGCCGTTCATGAGGCCGTTGTGCACGGCCTCCCGGACGCCTTCCCGCATGTCGTCGGTGATCTGGCGGATGCGATCGAGCGTGTAGTCCTTAAGGAACTGGACCGCGCCGGGATGATACATGTCCACGGCGCCCGCGAAGCCCTTGATCCCGCTTGCGGTGTGTTGGGCGGCCGCGCCGATCCCCACCCGGATACCCTCCCGGAGCGGGGCAAACGCCGCGCCGTTCTGCGTGGCGAGGTCGACCAGGTTCTCCCACGTCCCCAACTCCACGGCACGCACGACTTCGGCATACGTTAGGTTGCCTAACGTGTCGTGCAGGGATCGCAGGAAGGCGAGGCGCAGCTTGGGTTCCATGCTCGCCGCTAACGCCATGAGCTTGTCCCAGTCTGCGGTCCCCGCCTTCGCGACTTCGACGAAATGCGTCACGACGTGCGCGGTTACCCGGCGTCGGACTCGACGACCGACGCCCGCTCCTTCTCCTTGTCCGCCTCCGCCTTCTTCTCGACCTTGTGGACGAGTCCGAGCGCGGTCAGGACGGCCGACGCGCCCGCAATGTAGGGGCGCCAGTTCTCCGGCAGGAGCACAATGGTGCTGTGATCCGAGAGGTAGACCACGGCGAGGCCGAGCGTACCGAGGACCGTCTTGAAGCCGTTCAAGAAGCGGGGCATTACCGTTCTCCGGTGTCGTTAGGGGTCTTGGGGATGCAGACGCCGGCGCTGTCGGGATACTGGAACGTCCCCACGCACTCACGCGGCGTGATGCTGGCCCCCGGCGGGGTGGCGAGTTGGCGAAGGCCACAGGCCGCCGCTCCCCAGACGAACAGGAGAGCGGCGGCCCAACGCGCGAGTCGACTACAGGTCATCGGGCGGGTCCTCCGAAGGCTTGGGCTTGGGCTTGGGCTTGGCCGTGCCCGGGTCCGCATTCTGCTCGCGAGGATTGATCGCCGCCAGTGTCTGCGCTTCGGCAGCGGCGTCCGCCTGTTCCGCCTGCGCCTCCGCCCGCTCGTGAACCTCGTCCGGGATCGGGGGCAGCTGCGCCTCGTCAAAGAGCGCATCGACCAGGTCGGGGTTCGGGAAGATGGTCGCCCCGGCCTCGGTCAAGGTCTTGAGGAACGTGGCCAGCTTCGCCACGTCGCGCTTGTCCACCGGCGACGGCTGGAGTTCCGGCATGATCTCCGGGTCGAAGCCGTTGATCTCCCAGAGTCGCGGAAGGACCTGCTTGTTGAGCACGTCCGCCACGGAGTCCGAGAAGTAGTTCAGCGTCGTCTCGAACATCTCGGTCTTGTCTTCGGCGAGCGCCCGGTTGCTCCCCGATCCGTTCTGTCCGAGCATCATGAAGTCGGCGAGGCAACACATGGCGATCCGGGATTCGTACCGGACGATCGCCGCCTGCAGGTCGATGACCTTGGTCGAGTTCGGGCTCTTGAAGTTGAAGTCATAGAGCCGGTTGCCTTTGTCGTCGCGGTCGGACGGGAGGGCGAAGGCCCCCTGCTGGTCCTTCGCGACCTTCTTCATCATCGCCGTGATCGAGGCCCACACGCTCGCGTTCTCTGGGTCCTGTTCCAGATCGGCGCGCATGATCTCGAGCGGGACATCGAACTGCCCGATGCCCGAGACGCGCATACCGAGGCGGCCTTCGGCGATCTCTAGGACCTTCTTGCGCTCATACGGCGTGTGCGCCGACCGGAGGATCGAGCGGCCCATCGGATTGTTCTTGTAGCTGTCCGTCCGGAAGTTGGCGAGCTTCCAGTACGGGAGGAAAACGACCCCGTTCGAGTTCTCGGTCTGCTGGTCGATCCCCAGCCAGGTGCCCTCCCGATCGAAATGCCACTGCCAGACCGTCTCCTGCGCGCGAGGCGCGAGCATGTGGAGACCGACCTTCTTGTCTTCGTAGCGCGAGCCGTAGCCCGGAGCGGGACGGTTCTTCCGACGCTCGAGCCAGTTCCGGAGGTCGCGCTCGTTCGCCGGCGGACGGTCTTCCTCGAGCGCGCCGTCACGGATCTTGTAGACCAGCTCGAAGAGCGAGAACCCGAAGGTCAGCATCGAGTAGATCTCGGAGAGCGTCTCCTTCCAGGTCAGCGCCATGTCCTTGAAGAACACTTCTTCGGCGAACTGGGCCGCCTCGAGCGCCTTCCCGTCTTTGTCGGCGGGCTTCACGCGCCAGTTGACCCGGGCGAGCAGGGTCTTGAAGGCGTAGATCACTCCCCCGATCACCGGGTCGGAGTCCTGCATCTCCCGGAACTTGCGCATGCCGGGGATGCCCCGGAGTTCGGGGAGGTATTCTTCGTTGAGGAACCCTTCACGGGCGCCCTTGAGCCCGGTCTCGCCCCGGCTTTCGCGTTGGAGTTGATCGAGGATCGTCATGCGGGATCGTCCAGAGTGGGCGGAATCGAGCAGAATAGGGGCAAGGACGGCGAAACGGGCCAGAAGGCGCCCTCTCCCCTTCCCCACGCCCCCACGCACGGGAAACGGGCAGGACGGGGGCTAGTACGCATAGGGCGACCCGGCCTCTGCGCCCACGATCGCCCCGCCCCGCGCCTTCGCTTTACCGGGACCGATCATAAGCTCGGTGATCGCCCACACAAGTGCGTCCATGCGATCGGGCGATGGTTCGCCCGGAATGTAGGTGGTCATTTGGGACTCGAGTTGACGGAAGACCCCGAGATGTTTGACCCGTCCCTGCGCGTAGAGGTTGGAGATCGGCTCGGCGCGCGTGATCTTGCCGCGCGAGGCGGTGACCGGGGTGAACGGGACCGTGTCCCGCACGCCTTGGATCACTGCCCGCACCATATCGCCGCCGTTGTTGACCTCGCCCACGACCCGGTCGGCGTCGAAGCGATCGTAACAGCCCACCACGGCCGACCCCCAGTCCTCCGGTTTCGCGCGAAGCGACCCGTCAAAGAGCACGTAAGCCAGCCGGTCCACCCCGAGCCCCGCGACCACGATCCCGGTCTCCGCCGCCTTCGGTCCACTCGAGGCGGACGGGTCGACCGCGACCACGATCCGTCGCAGCTGGGGCGTCTCCTTGACCCGGCATCGCTCGATGATCTTGTAGTTCCACAGCGCCCCGTCCGTGTCCTCGATAATCAGGCCGCGCAGCTCTTGATCGCCGAGTCGCGTCCCTTCGTACTTCTCGGCCACGTCGTCCAAGAAGTCTTGCGAGAGGTTGGCCGCGTTGTCGAACGTCGAGCCGGATGAGAGGACCAGGCGGCGGGACTTCACCAGCTTCTTGACGAACGGGGTCGGGACCGGGGTCGTCGTCGCCACGACGGAGGGCGCCTTCCCGTCCGCCCGCTTGAGGCGGAGCCCAAACATGAGCATGTCCCACGTCAGGGGGTCGGCCCACGCCGCCACCTCGTCCGTCCATGCCTTGTGAAACTGGGGACCTCTCAGGCGCTTCGGCTCGTCCGCCGAGAACAACTTGATCCACGTCCCGTTGCGCAACTCGATTTCGCCGATCGAGCGGTTCCACTTCCGGATGTTCTCCTCCGGGATGACCGAGAGCAGGCCGGACTCGCCTTCGGCGCACGTATCGCGCGCGTCGGCGAAGGTCGGCGCCACCACGGCGATGCGATGCTTATAGACCTGGCCGTCCCACGCCATGTCCTCCGCCCCTACACGCGTCTTGCCCCAGCCACGCCCGGCGAGGCACAGCCAGATGCGCCAGTCGCCGGGCGGGGAGATCTGTTCGGGGCGGGCGTTACTCAGCCACTCGAGTCGCCGCTCCGTCGCGAGCCGATAGAACTTCGGCAGCGCCTTCCAGTCGGCTAACAACTCGTGCAAGAGCATCGGCGAAGGAGTCAGTAGGCCGGCTCCCGAAAGGCGCGCTGTGTTCGGCCTCCGGGACTGAGGCCGGGGTCGAAGGACCGGACGTGAGTAGGGCGAGCGGGGTCAGGGGCGATCCTTCCGGGGGCAGGAGGTCCCGGAGTTCTTCCGGTAGGATCTCGGCAGGCGGGTCGTAGTCCTTCACGCGCCCCAGGTCGCCCAAGATCTTCACCGCCTCCATGCGCTCCCGGATCGTCGGCTCGATCTCGATCTCGACCACCTGACCCGTCTTCGTGACCAGCGTCGCTTTCCGGATCAACTCAGCGTCGGCGATCTGGGTCAGGAGCTTCACCCGTTTGGCGAAGGCGTATCGGCACGCCAAGGCGACCGCGTTGATATTCCGGGGGACATGCTCGTCCTCCATGCCGGGGGCGGAGAACGTGATCCCGTCCCGTGGGGCGTAGCTGACGCTCATGGGGCCGCCTTGTGCGCGCGTGGGGTAGAGACCGCACCCGTTTCCGGGGCTCCGGTGAGGCAATCCCGGAACCAGGTCACGGGGAGTTCATCGGCGATGACCACTCGATGCGGGAGCAGGAACGGGGTGCTAGTCATGGCAACCGCCCATGAGATACCAGGCGAGGCCGCCCAGTAGCACCACTCGGTGTGCCCCGATACTCCCCGCTTCGGCGACTCGAGTCGGGTCACTCGAGCCAAGACGCCCGCTCGTCCGACTCGAGACCACTTCCGCAGGAACATCGCTTGAGGACCCCGGAGCCCGATCTTCACCGGCTTGACCCCGACCACGTCCTTCAACTCGAGCCATCCCGAACACTCCTTCGTCAACGCCCACGCCACGTCGGGGACATCGGCTCTCGCCTTGTCCTCCATTCGCTCCGCCTCTCCGGCCAGCGACTTCACGCATCGGGCGACTTCCTCCCAGACTACAGTCTCTTGGGACATCCAGCGTTCACCAGGTAGCGAAGGCGAGGCCGAATCTACCCCGACTCTCCCCATTTCGCCACCGTACCTAACGACATCACCCCATTTCCCCGTGACGTGTCGCATCACTCGTTAGGCAGTGAAACCACTACTGAAACCGTTATCCCTTAGAGCCCCAATGCGTTAGGCCGAAATAGCCCACACTATTTCCGATGGAAAACTCCGCGAAAGAGCCACGCACGCGCGGGATATGCGCGCGCGACTCCTATATCATGCTCCACGTTCGGTTTTTCTACGGCCACGGGGCCACTCGACGTTGCGGCAGGGGCTTCACCTCGAGTCGTTCCCCCACGAACGCCGCCGTCTGCTCCCAGGTCACCCGATACCGGCCCGCGCCAATCCGGTCCGCCGACTGGAAGCTCGCCAAGAACTGCTCGCGCCGCTTGAGCGGGATCTGTCCCAACAACTTCCGCTTGAGCGCGACCCATTGCGCGCGAGCCTCATGCTCGATCTCCTGCAGGCGCCGGCGCGCCCGTTGCGCCTCCGACATCCGCCGGCGCGTCGAGTCCGCCATCACCCGCTTCGGCGGGTCCTTCATCACCAGCCGGGCCAGGTGACGCTCGACCTCCCGACGCCGTTCCTCCGACATCTCGACCTCACGCAACTGCCAGGTCCGGTCTTGAGTATCCGCCCGCCACTTCTCGCGCGGGCTCGCGTACCGGGGCAAGGCATCCCGGTGGGGCGTGGGGAGGGGCTGACGCCCACGCCTCCGGACCACGACCGCCCCGTCGAGCGCCTCCTCCGCCGTCTGGGGGACCCGGGTCCGCCCGTCGAACTCGAAGCGTGTGAGATACGACCAGATCCGCTCCTCGAGTTGGCGCTCCCGGCGCCCGAGCGGCTCCGGCAGATACCCGCGCAACTCCTTCGCCTCCCGGATCAGATCGAGTTCATCCTGCCACCACAACGCCCGGCGCCACGGGCGGAGGCGGCGCCGTAACTCCTCCATCGCCACCAGCCTCATGCGCGCACCACGCACAACGGCTCGCCGACCTCTCCCTTCCGCCCCACGATCACCCGCGTGAGCGGCGCCCCCTCCGGCACCTCGATCTCAATCCACCCGAAGTCCGGACCGGGCTCGAACTCGAGCCGCATGTTCCCACGTCCCCCGACCGACATCGTGACCTGCACCGGATGCGGGAGATCGACCACGTCCTCCAGTGGAACGCCCTCGCATGGGATCTCGTCCCGCATCAGCGTCTCCAACTCCGGATGCTCCGGGTCCTGTTGCAGCCAATAGCGTGCCATGTCAACCTACCGAGTGAAAGGTGAAACCTAACGATCCGCAGCCGATCCGCCCTCGAGCGTTAGGCGGATCGGCGCTTCGTCGTTAGGCGAGCGTGACGGGGACGCCCGTGCGCCGGGAGAGCAGGGCTTCGTATCGCCGGACCTCGCCGCGCATCCCCTCGACCATGGCCGTGTAGTATTCGACCTCGGTGATGACCCCCTTAAGGAGCAGGAGTTGGACGAGCGCCGCGTGATCGGACATCGCGACGTTGACGCCGACCCGCAGATGCTTGGGCGAGCCGTCTTCCGCCTTCGACGTTTCGTGATCGTACTTCACGCCCGTCTGCATCGCGTGACAGAGGACTAGATACTCATCACGGAGGCGCTGGACCTGCGGATCAGGGTGCTTCGGGAGGTTGGACATTGGCGATCGTTTGGGTGCGGGTGATGTCGTCCGGGAAGACGACGAGTGCGGCCCTCCCGTTGTCCTGCTGGACGACCAGGTAGACGGGGAAGCGGCAGACTTCAACGGGATAGGACGACGAGCCGCCGGACCACTCGTTGTATTCCCGCTCTAATTCCGTGTCCTGCTTGAAACGCCACCCCATGTAGAGACCGTTGACCGGCGAGGGGAAGGTCCGGCGCTCCCACGTTCTATGCCGGCGAACCAGGTGCGCGCGCACGGAAACGACTTCGCCTAACGCCGGCCGCTCGTCCTTCGTCGGCAGGGGCGGGGTCGTGGAGTTCGGTGTCCGCTTCATACGCCCTTCACCTCCCGCCGCAACGCCTCACGCTCGACGGCCAGCGTGTGATACGACTCGAGCAGGGAGACGGTCGACTGCGGGCAGATGTCCCAGCTGCGCTTGACGTGGTTCCAGATCCCCCACGCCGTGTGAAACGTGGGATGCTTCATGTAGATGTAGCCGTCGAGCATATACCAGATCAGGGTATCCGATCCCAGGTCGACCGGGACCGTCCGCTTGAGACGGGTGGCGGCGATGGCCAACAGACGGCGGGAAAGTTCCCGCGCCGTCCCGTGTAGCGCCTCGGCGTAGGCCACGACGGCGAGGGCCGCCGCGTCGCTATCGAGCGGGTCGAGGACCAGGTAGACGGGGCTCCGCCGGCGGCCCGGGTCGACCGACGTGACCCGGAAGTCCTCCCGGAGATCCACCACGCTGACCGGTTCTTCCCGCTTCTTCTCGACCGAAGGATCGACCTTCGGCTTCGCCGGGGGCTCCGGGGCGAGGCGCGTGAGATCGGCGAGCGCCTTCTCGAGTTCCGGGGTCTCGCTCATGGCAGGCTGGCGCGGACGCCGGCGTCCTTCGCCTCCAAGAGCTTGCGCAGGGCGACCGTCCGCTCGGCCGACCGGGGAATCGTCGTGGCGATCCGGCAGGCGAGTTCGCAGAACATGAAGGACACGGGGCGCAGCGTGTCCGAGAGGTGGGCGAAGGCGAAATGCTTGAGCATCGGCTCCTCCGGGAGCGCGAGTTGGCGGACCTTCTCGACCTCTCCCTGTAGGATCGTCTGGACGGTCGAGTCGTCGAGCTTGGACAACTCGGTCAGGTAGGCGTCAGCCTGTTCGGGCGTGGGCGCGTCGGACATGGGGATCTCCTAGTAGCGGGGGAATTGGACTTCTTGGATCAGGACCGGGATCTCGGCCCACCCCGTCCAGAAGTCGCGATGACTCGCCGTCGCCGGCGAGGGGAACAAGAAGGCAGACCGCGCCTGATCCCAGAACTCTTGCACGGTCGTTAGGCGATCGTCGATCAGGTAATGCAGGTTGAGCAACGCCTTGTCCGTCGCTTCGAAGTAGTCCCGGCACGGGTAGGGGTTCGAGCAGGAGAGGAAGCCGTGTCGGCGGAGCCAGAGCAGTTTCTGACCGGCGTGACCGGTCACGGCGGACGTGACGAAGACCACCCGGTTCCCGTTGGCTCGGATCTTCCGGACGCCTTCGAGCGCGCCCTCGATCGGCTCGACCCGCTCATAGAGGTCGGAGTCGTGTAGGTAGTCGAAGATCCGGGTCTTCGCCTCCGGCTTCACGAACTTCCGGATGTTCCACTCGGTGATGTCGTCCGGCGTCAGCGCGTCGCCGAACTCGGCATTGTAGCGCCGGAGCCACTCCGGCATGAGGTTCGCGCAGACGCCATCCACGTCTACCCCGATCACCAGGTTCATTCGAGTCCCCTCCATTCGTACTTGATTGAGTTCACGGGATTGACCTTGTGCTTCGCTTCCAGATACTCCGAGAGGTCCCGCCCGTCCTTCGAGCGTCCCCTCCGGTGTTCGTGCTCCGAGACCAAGACCACGCCGGGCGTCAGGGCGTTGTCGATCGATCCCGCGTGCTCGTATCGGCTCACCAGGCGCCGCTTGTTCTCGAGTGATCGGGCGGGGGCGAGGAAGTCCTTCCGGTCGTGAATCATGGCGTAGTCGACCCACCACGCCTCGCCGTCCTTCTCCCCGCCGAAGAACTCGACGCGGTAGTAACGGACCATCCGCTCCTCGCCGACGCCTCCCGCGCCGAACATGTCCATCACCCCGGCCACGTTAGTCGCGCTCCCGTTCGAGTTGACGGATCAGGCGCTCCGCGCCGGCGAGGGAGACGCGCTCCCAGGTCTCGCCGGTCTTCGTATCCGTGACGATGAACTGGTATTTCCCTTTGGCGGTCAGGTCGAATCGACCGACGCCGATGGTCTTCTCGCTCACTTCTGTCCGGGCTTGAGGGTTTGGAAGACGTACCGGGATTCCGAGTAGCAGTCCGGCATGAGTTGGGGCTTCGCGGTATGGGGCGGGCGTTCGTCCATATGAATCCGCCGGCGGCGGACGAGCTTCGCCGTCGTCCGTCCCCAGCACTCGGTGACGCCGAGCGCGTTGTTCCCGTTGTAGAAGTTGTCCCGGCATCCCCGGCAATGCGCGACCGGAAGCTTCTTCGTGCGCTTGGGCTTGGGCATGTCAGCGGCTCCGGGAAGCGAAGAGTCCGGCGCCACAGAGGACGAGCAGGGCGGAGACGGTCCACCAGGCGTCGGCGGTCACGATGGCGAGGCAGGCGAGGAAGAAGCCCCAGTCGGCACGATCGAAGTCACGGAACATGGGAAAGGCTCAGGTATGGAAGGTGAAGGGCGCGAGTCGGTCAAGGATCTCACAGAAGGCGTTCCAGCGACGCTCGCCACGGGCGGTCCCGTCCCGGATCTCGGCCCCGAGCAGTTCGGCGGCGCGCGTCACGCTCTCCGGCGTCAGGGTGAAGGTCTTGGCGCCCGGCGGTGGGGGAACCTCGACCGAGACCTTTCCGTGCTCGTCTACGTAGACGAACGACCACGCCTCCCGGAGCATGGACCGGGAGACGTGGATGGAAGGGACGATCGGCCGGCTCACTTCTCGACCTGCTCGGAGAAGGTCGACCCGACGAACTCGCCGGCGTCGAAGCGGGTGATCAGGGAGGTCAGGTGTTCGACGTAGTCCTGCATCGAGGCGATCTGGCTGGCCAGGTTCCGGTTCCGCTTCTGCAGGAGCACGTCCCACGCCGGGGTGACCTCGCCCGTCGACCAGTTCGTCCGGTCGTACTTGGCGATGTGGGCGTCGGCTTCGGCCGGGGTGACCTCGATCACCGAGTAGCGATCTTCGTAGCGGAGGTGCGCCTTCTTGGGGTCGCGGACCCGGACCGGGAGCGTCGCCGGGACTTCGGCCATCTGTTCGCGCGTCCGCTCGATCGAGACGAGCAGGGAGGTCCGGGCGGACTTCGTCACGTCGCAGGACTCGGAGAGGGGGACTTCGCGCGCGCCGATGCAGGACGGGGTCTGCCAGCCGTCGCCGGGGCGCTTGTAGCCGTGATGCGAGACCTTCCCGCCCACGACCGCCCAACGCCCGCCGCAGCACTGGCAGAACCCGCGCACCTGCTCGACCGTCTCCTTGGCGCGCTCGATCTTGATCGAGATCGACTGGTAGGAGCCCTGCCCGACGATCTTCGCCGAACGGCCGGCGGCCGTGATCTCGGCGAGCTTCGCGGCCAACCAGGCGCGGCGCGCCTTCGTGTTGTCGCGGACTTCGGCCGGGGGATTCACGGTCTCGATGCGGGGCTCAGGGAGGGCGCGGCCGGTGAGGCGGGAGTAGCGGGTCATGGAAGGGCTCCGGAAGGGGTCAGGAAAGGACGTGGGAGAATGATACACCAGGTGCGCTCGTCACGCACCTGGTAATCGGCTCAGACGTTGGGCGCCCACTCGATCGAGCAGGTGGCGGTCGAGAGCCCGGAGTCTTCGATCAGGTTCCAGTAGTGAACGAAGTCCTGCGCGTCTTCCAGCAGCGAGAACTCGAACGCCTGCGAGCGGTCGCCGGTGATCGTGACCTGGTTCCGCTTGAGGTCGTGCCCGGAGATGAAGCCGCCGGGGACGGTGACGACGATCGTGTAGGCCGGGGACTGGATCGGAGAGAGGGTCGGGGTGGTCATGGAAGGGCTCCGGAAAGGGCTGGACCTGCGGGACGGGGAGAATGATACAAGCTTCCCGTCCCGCGCGCACCAGGTAATTTACTCCCGCTCAGCGATAGAGGAACGTGTCGCCGATCCGTTCGCAGGAGCCCCGATACTGCTCGGCCCACGCCACGGCCTCGGACCAGGTGAGGCCGGGAGGGAGGGCGAGTTCACGGGAGGTCCCCGCCTGATCGTTGTAGAGGGACAGGGCCATCCCGTCCACTGAGCGGGGCAACGGGTTTTCCACGACCTCGGCCTGATAGGCGCGCCAGTTCTCGGCCATCACCTTGGCCGTCCCTTCACTCTCCCCGCGCCAATGCTCGACGCGGCGCGGGGTCCCGTAGGGGGTGATGCCGGAGCAGGAGAAACAGTTTCCGGAGGTGCAGCAGTTTCGGACGACGGCGAACATGGGAAGGACCTCGGATCAGAAGGGAAGGGGAGCGGCCGGCTGCGCGTCGCCGCGCACGGTCTTGAGCTTGAGGCGTTCCCCGTCGCGAAGCTGGGGACCGTAGAGGACTCGAGCCAACCAGAGAGCGTCGGACCAGTCCTGCACCTTCATCGTCTTGACAAAGACCACCCGGCCTGTCTTGGGCTTCACTCGATAGACTCGTACCGTCATGACGGCCACCCCATAGGAAAGGAAACGGAAAGGATTGACGGGAAGAACGATACTGCGGGGAAATAGGAACGTCAAGAGTTTCGTAAGTCGTTGCCCTTACGCCGCTTGACCCCACGACGGTCCGACTTCGATGTCCACTTTCGACGGAACGCGCAGGGGGAGGCACCCTTCCATGACCTCGGCCGCCCGTCTCGCCTGGTCACGGGAGGGGAAGGAAAACCCGAGTTCGTCATGGACGGCGACGAGCGGGAGCAGGCCTTCCCGGTAGAGGGCGAGCATGGCCTCCTTCGTTTGGTCGGCGGCGGACCCTTGAATCCGCCGGTTCAGGGCCTTGAAGGGGTAGGCGAAGTCCTCGGTCGCCGGGTCGTCCTTCCGGGTGAAGCGGCACTTCCGTCCCCAGATCGTCCGGATCTCGCCCTTGTTCTCGGCCTGACGGGACATGAAGTCGGAGGCGTATTTCACGAAGGGCATCCGGTCGTGATACTGCTTCAAGATCGCCTCGCCTTCCGGACCTGGGACTTCCATCCGTCGCCCGGACTTCGTGACGATCCACGTCGTCGGGAGGCCGAGCCGATGGCACATCGTCGCGCCGCCCATCCCGTACATAATGGCGAGGTTAATCTGCTTCGCGTCCGACCGCTTGAGGCCCGTGAGCATGGCGGCGAAGGCGTGGAAGTCCGTCCCCTTGTCCCGGAGGTATTCTTCCATCGCCGCGGTCGCGCCGGGGGCGCCCATGGCGACCGCGAAGTGGACGAGTAGGCGGGGCTCCTGCTGCGAGTAGTCCAGCGCGTACCACTGCTCTCCCGGCTCCGGGAGGAACAGGCCTCGGATCAGGGGGCCGAGTTCCGGGTCTCGCGCGGGGATGTTCTGCAGGTTGGGGGCGGTCGAGGACATTCGCCCCGTGACCGTCCCGCCTTCTTCGGACGGGAGCGGGTTAAAGGACCCGTAGACGCGCCCGTTGACGTGCAGGTCGAGGATGTAGCCTTCGATGAACGTGGTCCGGACCTTGTTCAGCCGGCGTGCTTCCAAGAGCGCGGAGACCACGGGGTCGGGCGGGAGGGACTCGAGCCATCCCTTCCGGATCGTGGGGTCGCCCTTGGCGTCGAGCGGGGTCTGGATCTTCCGCTTCTCGAGTACGGCGACGACCGGGTCCTTCGTCCAGATCCCCTCCTCCCCGAGATCGACCCCCGTCTCTTTCAGGATCAACTCGAGGGCCGTCGTCTCCCGCCGCTGGAAGTCACGGGCTAGGATCTCCGCCTTCGCCACGTCCACCGGGATGCCCCGCTCCCGCATGTCGAGCAGGATCGGGATCAGGGCGGTCTCCTTGGCGAAGACGTTGACCAGCTGTTCTTGGCGGAGCAGGGGGACCACGGTCCGCCAGAGCTTGAGGGTCAGGGCGGCGTCCTGCTCGGCGTACCCGGCCACGTACTCGGCGGGGATCTTGTGCATCGCCGACTTCGGGTTCTTCGCCCGGGCGAAGTAGAGAGCGGCCTGCCGGAGCAGCGCCTCGTCCTTCGACTCGTCGCAGTAGATCTTCCCTAACGAGTCGAGGGAATAGGAGCGGCGATACTCGTTCAGGAGCGCGCAGGCCGTCGAGGCATCGACCACCTGCTTGCACGCCATCCGGACCCCATACGCCCGGAGCCACCCTTCGTCATACTGGCGGTTGAACGTCACGACCGACAACTCCGGATTGCGGAGCAGGTCCGTCAGATACCGCATGACGGCCGCCCCGTCGTAGTCCGGCGCCGGGACATCGCCTAACGCATGAGCGATCGGGAAATACCACTTCCGGTCCCCCTCGGCCACGGCGACGCCGACGATCTGCCCCTCGGTCGCGTCAGCACGGCGCGGCCACGGCCACCCGGGTCCGCGCGTGAACAGTTCCGGGTCGTGGGTCTCCAAGTCGAGGGCGATCGTCCACTTCCCCCGGATCAGGTCCTCCGGGAGGACGGCCGGCGGGCGCCAATCGGGCGCCGGCGGCTTCGCCACCTGGAAGATCTTCTCCTTCCGCCGCGAGTAGCCGGCGTCCCCATGCTCGGTCGAGACGCCCCGCCCGTTCTTGGACTTCGCCTTGGGCGTCGGTCGCGTCCGGAACCCCGAGATGTCGAGGACCTGACGCGCATCGTCCCACAGGAACCCGACCTTATCCGTTCTCACGGCACGCCGACCAGCTTATGCATTTGCAGGGAGAGGCGATACCCGAAGCGCAGCACGATGTCCGCCGCGAGTTTATAGTTCGCCAGGTTCTTGTCCCGGTCGTACTCGTCGCAGGGAGAGATGAAGATCTCCGACCCGGGGCGGGGGCGGGCGATCATTTGGAACTTGTCCTCGGTCCCCGGCTGCGTCCCGCCGACCGGGAGCCCGTCTTCTTGCGCGACCCGTCCGAACTGCACGACGTACTTGAACGCCGCCGCCTTCCGCCAGACTTCTTCGTGCACCTTGGGCGTCTTGGGCGAGCAGACCACGGCGACGTTCTTCTCATAGATCACCGGGTCGAAGACCGTCCCGGAGGTCTCGATCTGCAGGACGGTCCGGGGGAAGATGTCCGCGCAGGCGACGGCGAGGGGGAGCAGGGCTTGGCGCATCGGCTCCCCGCCGGTCAGGACGATCAAGGGGACCTGCTTGTTGAACTTCTCCGGGATCACCGACTGGATCTTCTCGATCAGGTCCGTGAGCGTCAGGGTCGGGTCGTTGGCGTCGTCCCATTCCGTATCGCAGAAGAAGCAGCGCAACGTGCAGCCGGTCAGGCGGACGAAGACCGCCGGCATCCCCATGTAGGGGCCTTCGCCTTGGATCGTGTAGAACACTTCGCGGACCTGGAGCGTGAACCCCGCTCCTTCCCGCTTCCGGACTTCGTTCTTGCCGAACATGCTTATCTCCGCTTGGGTCCGAGTTCGTCGAACAGGGTCAGGGCGTCGTGATCGATCGGGGACTGCTTGGTGGGGGCGGCGAGCAGGGAGGCGCGCTTCTCCGGGGAGATCTCGCGCAGGCTAGTCATCCAACAGATGAGATCCCCGGTCGGGAGGACCCGGCCTTCGAAGGTCCCTTCCGTGTCGACCGTATTGAACTCCTGCCAGCCGTTGTGAATGAAGAAGCGGCGGTGATGCTGGAGCTTCATCCCGTTCGCCGCGAGTGGCGAGAACAGGAAGCGGGTCTCGAGCGAGAGGGGCATCGCCGGCGAGAGGGTCCACAGCTGCCAGCCCCCGAAGTGGAACTCGAGGCATTCCCGGACTTCGCGCGAGAAGACGACGATCACCCGCCCCTCGGTCGCGAGTTGAAGATCCCCCGTAAATCGCTCAGGAAGCGCCGGAACGGCCGGGGCCTTCCCTTCCCCCTCCGGAGGGGCGGAAACGCCGTCTGAGGCGATCCCACGCACGGGAAACGTGCTCAGGATCGCCGACGCCACGGCCCGAAAGATCTTCGGGGCGTGCCAATCGGGGTCGGAGATGATGGTCGAGGGTCCGGGGTAGTTCTTCCGGAACCAGGCGGCGAACGTGGCGAGCCCCCGCTCGAGCCGCTCCCGGTCGCGCTCGACCCATGCGTTCCAGGTCGGGGGCTCCGGGGGCATCGTGCGAACGCCGTCCACCAGGTCGCAGGAATCGGGCGGGCACGTCACGCCGGTCGGCTTCGCGAGCGGGCAGACGATCCCGTGTCCGGGGCACTCGTCAGGAAGGCGGCTCATGACGGGCGCCTCCCGAGCACGATCCCCCGCAGGCCGTCGTCGGTCAGGAACGGGGCCGGGTTGGGCCAGGTGGACGGGTCCCACATCGCGGCGACCTTGAGCACGGGCGTCAGGATATTCGGGTCGAAGACCGAGCATTCCTGCCCTTCGGGGACGACCAACTGCGCCTCGTCCTCGACTCGCAGGATCTCGGCCTTCCCGCCTTCGATCCGGTCGGGGTAGAAGGCGATCTCGGCGCCTTCGGTCAGGGAGGCGACCCGGAGATAGGTCGCTCGGAACTCCGGGGTCACGGTGATCAGCGACTCCTCGGCGTAGGCGCGCACGTTGTCGTCGTCCAACGATCCGCCGAAGGCGTCCGCCACGAGCGCGAGGGCGCGCGGCGGGAACTCGCCGGCGACCAGCGTCGAGCGGACCCGGGCGCCATTCGCCCACAGGAAGGTCACGGTCGTCTCGCCCCAGACCCACGACTCGAGCCCGTCGATCCGCTGGAGCAGGAAGTCCACGGCCCAGACCGGGAGCAGGCGGTTCGACTCGTCGGCGTCCGGGTCGTAGCGGCGAAGGCCGATCGAGACGTTGTTCGTGGCGAGGGCGATCCCGTTGATCAGGCCGACGCAGGTCGCCCACGGTTGGGTCGCGTTGTCCGAGATGAACGGACGGACCGCCTCGATCGCATCGAGCAGGTCGGTCGGGAGCGGCTCCGCGCTCCACGCGCCCGGCTTCTCGACTAGGGACTCATACGGCCAGAGTTCCGGGTCGATCAGGCGCAGCTTGGACTTGAAGCGCCCGGCCTTCACGTACAGGAAGCTCGAGTCGCGGGTGAGTTCGATGGCGCGGTCCGGCGGGACGGCCGCCAAGACCTTCTCCAACGACTCGCCGGGGACCAGCATCGGGTCGCCGTCATACGGGAACGGATGGCCGGCGGTCAATCGCCCGTTGGTCGCGTAGGCGAAGCCGTCTCGGATGAGGTAGTGCGTCATGTGCTCGACCAGGTCGCGGCCGGCGAGCGCATCGCGAATCCACTTGATAGCTTGGCGCATCGGAAGGGAGGGAAGGGAGGGAAGGGAGCGAGCGGAAGGGAGGGACGATCTTACGGCGAGGGCTCGGTGAGCGCAAGAATCTCGGCGAGATGGCGGTGCGCGCCCGTCAGTTCTTCGGGCGCGAAGTCGTCGGTGATGGTGCGGCGGATGTCGTTCAGGCGCTTGAGGACCAGGTCCGCTATCCGGCGGGACTCGATGGCGGCGCCGCGCGCATCCTCCATTTGCTCGCGCGTGTCCTCGAGCGCGCCGGCGAGTTCCGAGATCCGGTTCTCTTGGGCCACCGACTCCCGCTCCGCTTCGTCGAGGAGGTCCGGGAGTTCGTCCAAGACCTCTTGCAGGAGCGAGATCGGGTGTTCATCGCCGCGGTAGGCGAGATCGCCCGGCGCTACGGCGTCGTGTAGGTAGGCTCGGATTCGAAAGAGCAGGTCGGTGGCCGGCATCGGAAGTCAGAAGGAAAGGGTCGCTTGCGCGTGACGGAAGCGGTCCGTCGCCCGGGACATCATGCGTTCGAAGTAGCGGACGTTGAACGTATCCCGCCACCCGTAGTGCGTCCGGAGGAGTTCCGGGTCGAAGCCCAGTTCGTCGATCCGCTTGTCGACCGCGCGCCGCGTCAGGGGATCGAGTGAGTCATAGTGCCCATTGATCTTGTAGTTCGCCGGCGAGTCGGATGAGATGGCGAGCTTGAGGTCCCGGAACCCGCCCGTGTCCTTCGGGAGGTCGAGCGTGATCAGGCCGAACCGGGACGCGAGGACCCACGCCGTCGAGTCGACCGAGAACCACGGGTAGCGAAGCATGAGTTCCGGGGTCGTGAGCCCGAACCCGTGGACCTTCACCTTCGGGAACCCGTCCTTGTCCGTCAGATACTTCCCCCAGACGTGGTCAAGCCACCGCCGGAGCGTCGGGATCGACTCCGGCACCATCCCGCCAAGGAATATGTAGTCGTAGCCCTCGGCCAGGTAACGCAGGAGCCATTCATCCGAGTCCCGAACGTGATGCACCGGCTTCACGTCTACGCCGAGCGCCTCGAGCGCCTTCTGGTTCTCCCACGTCCCCTGTTCCTGCCCCTGCCCGATCTTGTCCAGGTTGCTCGAAACGTGGATGACATCGGAGTTCGCCTTGATAAAGTCGGCGTAGACCTCGAGCGGGATGTTGATCCCCTGCGTGAACATCGAGAAGGCGCCCGAGTCCATGAAGATCGACTCGCCGCGCTCCCGGAGCAGCTTCGGGACGATCGGCTTTTCCCCGATGTAGTGGAAGGACTCGAGCATCCACGGGTAGACCAGGTTCTGCGTGATCACCTGGTTGATCGTCGTCTCCCCGATCACCGCCTTACCCGAAGACGTGTAGAGCCCGGCCATGTAGATGCGCATTAGGTCCCCTGCTGCCGAAGCCGTCCATCCACGACGGAGTCGAGTCTGAGACGGATCAGGTCCTGTCCCGTGACCCCGTGACCCGCCGCCGCCAGTTCGGCATCGTCGATCGTGAGCGTGACCGCCACGCTGGCGAGCGTCGCCTTCCACTGCTTGTCATAGCGAGCGGTCGTTGCGGCGAGTTCCCGGAAATAGCGATACCGGGCGGCGTCGGCGGCGAGCGCCCGGAGGTTAACGACCTCGGCGGCGAGCAGGCGCGCCTCGTCCGCCTTCAACGTGAAGCCCTTCCGCGCCCACTCCAGCGCGCGCTCGAGCTTGGGATTGTCGGCGCCGGCGAACTGACCGTCCGCCTTGGCGTCGGTAGGATCAGGGGTAGCAGTCATTGAGGGACGCTCCGAACTCGGATGCAGAACATGCCGGGAGCCAGACGCTCGATGTCGCAATGTGCCGGCGGGATGAGGCGACGGAAAGGTTCCGGGGAGGACGCGCCCCGGACGGTCAGGCGATCGGCGGCCCAGTCCCGCCCCTGCGTCGTTCTGGGGAACCCGCCCTTCCGGAGGCGCTCGAGCAGGACGGTCGCGAACTCGGCGACCTCCGGAGAGGGACGGAAGTCGTTAGGCATGGAGCGCCAGCCACGCGAGGCGGAGCATATGCCCCACGACCACGACCGCGGACATGAACACCAGAAGGATCAGGTAGAGGAGCGAACGGTCCCGGTGACGTGCGCCGGCGTACTCGTAGAGGATCGAGATCAGGGACAAGACCAAGACCACGATGTAGACGACGAAGCCGGCCCACCAAGCGAAGAGTCGCAGGCTAATCATCGGACTCGCTCAGGACGTTCCGACCGCCGAGAACCTGTGGAAGGTCGCCCAGCAGTTCGCGGTCTCATGGACCTTGATCTCCCGGAGGAACGCCCGCCCCTCGGTCAGCTTCATGACCGGTGACGCGAGCATGTGGTAGAAGATCCGGGCCAGGTTCTCGGCGGTCGGAACGTCCGGCAGGAGCCAGAGCTTCCCGCCCGCCCACTGGTGCATCGTCGGATCGGCCGGCCATCCCGGGTCCTTGACGAGTCCGGGGAGCGTCGGGACGAGCGGGTCATTCCACCAGAGCATGAGCCCGTGATCCGCCCGGGCGTCGATGTTGGTCAGGAGCAGTTCCTTCATGAAGCCGAAGTCCATGACCATGCCCGTCTCGGCGCCGGCGTTCCGGAGCGTGCCGGCGATGGTCATCTCGATCGTGTAGCGGTGGCCGTGAAGGTTCCGGCACTTGGAGCCGTGCTCCGGGACGCGGTGCGCCGCGTCGATGTCGATCTTGCGGGTAGCGGTGAACATCAGCGGACCCTCTCGGCTGCGTCGCAGCGGTTCAGGAACTCGTGTCGCGCTTCGGGCTTGTCCCGGAAGGCGCCGAGCATCTTGGCGGTCGTCGTGACCGACCCGTGAATCTTCACGCCTCGAGTGGACATGCATCCGTGCGCCGCGGTGATCGTCACGGCGACGCCGAGCGGCTCAAGGTGCGTCCACAACGCCTTGGCGATCTGACCGGTGAGCCGTTCCTGTACCTGGAGTCGGCGCGAGTAGATCTCGACCAGGCGCGGGATCTTGGACAGGCCGATGATCCGGCCGTTCGGGATGTAGCCGACGTGCGCGTACCCGGTGATGTCGGCCAGGTGATGCTCGCACTTGGAGACGATCGGGATGTTATGGACGATGACCATCTCGTCCGCATCCTCGGCGCCGTCCGTGAAGGTCTTGAGTACGGACGCCGGGTCCACCTTGTAGCCGGAGGCCCACTCCGACCACGCCTTGAGGAAGCGGGCCGGCGTGTCCCGGAGCCCTTCCCGGTGGGGGTCTTCGCCGATGAACTCGAGCAGGCGCGTCACGATGTCGGTCGCCGACTCGTCGCCCCGCTCCTCGGAGACTTCCCACGGGAAGACGAGCCACGAGTGGCGGTAATGCTCTTCTAGGTCTTCGTCCGTCTTGTCGAGCAGGGCGATGAAGGGCGCGAACGGCGCGAGCGCCCGGTAGCGGGCGCGCGTGTTCCCGGAATCGACCAGGTCGTCAACGATAACGTCAGCGAGCGAGGGGTCGCGCGTCCACTTGAACCGCGCCTTGATATTCAAGTTGGCGCACATGGCTTGGAACGCCGAAGCGATCAGGCCGGAGGCGGCGAGGCCGCCACGGGGGACGGCGAAGATGGCAAGCTCTTTGGTCAGTTTGGGCAGGCGATTCATGAGGTCCGCCGCCGCGGTGTTCGCGAGGGCCTGACACTCTTCGATCGTGAGCACGTATTTGCGGGGAGAGGACATGTCGGAAGGGGGAAGACGGAAAGGGGGAGCGCCGGGACGCCCCAAGATAGGAACGCCCCGGCTCGAGCGCCAGCGTTAGGTGATGATCTCCCACTCCCGCGCGCAAGCGGCCGCGAAGTCAGGATCGTAGTTCGGGGCCTCCGGGAGCGCCGGCAGGTGGCCGTCGAAGTACGCCCGGAGGATCAGCGGGTCGGGGAGGTCCGCCTGCTCGAACCCCTTCGCCCGGAGCACGGTCGCATGATCACTTCCGGTCGGCGGGTAGCTCCCGTCATAGGCCGTGTGCGAGAAGGCGAGCGCGTGCATGGCGCCGGGGATGGTCGCCGCCAGACGGATCGAGTCCGCCTTCGTCATGTGAATGAGCGGCGTATGAATCCACATCATGTCGGAGTTGAGACCGAACGCCCGACCGAGCGCCTGGTTGATCGTCCGCTGTTGCGAGACGATGAACGGCTCCCGGCAGTCCGGGTAGTTCGTCCCGTCTTCTTCGCAGACGCCCGTGACCAGGTGACGGATGTCCCGAGCGGCGGCGTGGTTCGCCGCGATCGTCAGGAACAGGGCGTTACGCATCGGGACGAAGGTCAACTCGACCCGGTCGCCGATCGTCTTCTGCATCGACTCGAAGTCGGAATACTGCTCGAGCGGCTGCGTCGGATCGGTCAGGGGCGAGCGTCCGAGCAGAATCGGGCCGAGCTTCACTTCCCGGTGGCTCACGACGCCGGCGAGTTCCGAGACGAACTTGGCGGCCATGAGTTCGCGCTTGTGACGCTGCGCGTAGTCGAAGGTGATGGTCTCGACCTGGGCGAACTTCTGCCGCGCCCAAAAAAGGCAGGTCGTACTGTCCTGCCCGCCGGAGAGGACGACGAGCGCGGGCTCAGGGATCTTGCCGTGGGTGGTGGTCATGGGAGAGGAAGACGGAAAGGGAGGGAGGGAGGGAGACCCCCTGCCCGCCCACGAAGGACGAACAGGGGGAGGGGGAGAACGTCGCCGGACTTCTACTGGGCCGTCACACTTCCCGCTCGAGACGGGGGATGTCGTTCACTTACCGGGCGCCAGCGACTCCCTTCGGGACTACTCCGACTGGGCCGGAGCGGCGTCCACGATCTTGTAGACCCGACCCTTCACGCCCTCGACCGCGAGGGACTGGACCGGGAAACCCTTCTCCTTGAGCACGCGGGTGACGAGCGCGGCGAGGTACGCCGGCTTCGAGTCCGGGAAGGCCGCCTGCAACTGCTCCTTGGTCGCGCCGCTGTCGGTCTTGAGGAGCGCCACGACGCCGGCGGCGATCGGCGACAGCTCACCGTTGCCACGGGGCTTGCGCTCGCCCACGGGGCGGGTCGCGCGCTTCCCGGTCAGCTTCTTCGTGAGCCCACGGATCTTCGCGGCGAGGTCCTTGATCGTGGCGCGCTTCCCGGTCACGAAGTCCTTGTAGGTGGACTCGGCCTGCTCGAGCGTCCCCTTGGCGTCGGCCAGGTCGGCCTCGGTCTGGGCGATCTCGGCGGTGATCGCCGCCTTCTCGTCGTCGGTCAGGGCCGGGGTGGCGGGCGCCTTGGGCGTCGCGTCAGTCTTCTCCTTCTTCGCCTTCTTCGGCTTGTCGGGCGCCGTGGCGTCAGCCGCCGGCAGGGTATCGGTATCGCTCATGGGGGAGGCTCCGGTCGTTGCCCCGTGGTTGAACAGCAGCGGGAAGGTCTTCTTCGCTGCTGCCTGACGATCCCGGAAGCGGGGCAGGTTCTCCCCCGTGATCGTGTTGTACAGCTGAACGAGCAGGATCGGCGGAACTTCGCGCAGCTGCTCCTCGGTCCCGACCTGCCACATCTCGGCGTTGTTCGGGAGGGTCTTCGTATAGGCGGTGGCATCGGCGGTCGCGGTCGCGGGCTTGTCGAACAAGCGGAAGACGGGGGCCGAACCGACGACGACCGAAATGATGGCGAAGGGCGTTTTCATGGGAAAGATCTCCGAAGGGATGGGGAAAGGTCTAGCGGGAAAGGAGCGAATGAAGTGAGGCGGGAAGATAGGACAGTAGCGAGGAACGCGCACTAGCCGATTTCTGCTCCCGTTGGAGCCGTCGGCGACGGGCCTGCACCCGGCGACGCTTCCGCCAGAACTGGCGAGACTCGAAGTCGTCTGGGGCGACCGTGGGATCGAAGTCCGTCCACCAGAGTGCGAGGCGGACTACACTGACGATCAGGACGGCCGCCACGACCAGGTCGCGGGAGCGGGTGAGCACGGTAGGCGAGAGGAACACGAGCAGGGTCTCCGGTTCAGGTGGACGGTTTCGGTCGGCGTGCGCCGGCCATGAGGGAGGCGACGTAGGACGGGAGGGCGTCCTGCCCGCCGATCCGGCGGAGGAGTTCGCGCTCGGCATCGTCCATGCCGCAGGGGAACGTCCCGGCGTCAAACATCTCGTCCCGAAGGTCACGCAGGTCATAGGCGAGGACCTGGCGCTGTCCTTGGTCGAGAGCTTCGACGTTGAGCACGTCGAACGTGTAGATAAGGTCGAAGTCCATCGGGCTACCTCCCCGTGAGCGTGTGGGCGACCTGTTCGTCGAGCAGGCGCTCGAGCCACAGGTCCGCCTCGTCTTCCGTGATCGTCTCCGCCGCGAGCGCCTGGTTCAGGCTCCGGAACTCCGAGCACTGCGACCGGTGGAAGGCCTGACATTCCAGGCGCTGACAGACATCCTCGCCGCAGCATCCGCAGACCTTCGTGAACGGGATCGCCTTGTGATGGGCGACGTGGGCCGCGCGACCTTCGGGCGTGTCCTGAACCCAAGTCCCCCGGCAGAGCGCGCACTCACACTCGGAGGGACGCGCCTTCATCTCAGCCGTCGCCTTGGCGCGCGAGGCGTTGTAGAAGCGGGGAGTCGGGAAGAAGCCGTCGCAGAGGCACATGATCGGGAGGGCGGAAGGGATCGGAAAGGGGTACGGCAGAAGGATACACTCGAACGAAGGCCCCCGCACCCGTTATTTTGACGAGTCGAAGGCCTTGAACGTCACCCGGCCTTTCGAGGCGCCTTGTCCCGTGTGCCCGTCCCGCCGGGCGCGCCGGCGGGCGATCTCGATCGCCTGGGACTTGGACTCCGCCTCGACTTCGTACCGGATGCCCTCGACTTCATCCCATGCGGGGAACTGGAAGCGGAGACTGACCAGAAAGGGGCGGCGTGTCATGGAAGGGCTCCGGTTAGGCGTTCTGGGCGCGGAGGGCGCGGAGGCGGCGATCTTCCGCTGCCAGGTCCACGGCGACCCAGTTCGACGGCACGTCGCAACGGAAGCGGGCGCGCTCGGCGGCGGCCTGCGAGGGGAAGACCTTGGCGCAGTGGAGGAAGGTCGAGACGCCAGACTTCGCAAGATACTCAGACCCGGAATTGCGGCGAAGGACGAACATTGGAAGGGCTCCGGAAAGGGGTGGGACTTGCTGACCCAGAAAAGATACACCAGGTGGGGGAAAACGACAAGAGGCGGGAGGAAAGATCCTCGACCGCCTCTTGCCCCTTCCCGCCGCCCTTAACGTCCGGGGCGGGGGTCGGCGATCTTGGGGAACTTCGATCGGTTCAGGCGGACAAACGCCTTGGCGATCGCCCGGTACGTCTCCCGGACCTCCCCGTCTACCTCGTCCATGACGAAGATGACCATCATGCAAAGGTCGAAGAACTTCTTCGCCGCCGGCATCGTCAGATAGACGAAGTCGTCCGTGTGGATCGCATCGGCGGCGACTTCTTCTTCCTCGGCGATGATCCAGTCGCCAACGTCGATCCGGTCTTCATACGGGAACGGGAACGGGACCCGCACGTAGCGGGGGAGACGCGCGACATCGTGAAACGGCTTGGGCATCGGGAAAGGCTCCGGAAAGGATGTAGGGGAATGATACGCCCTGCGACCAGGTAAATCAAGCTCGAGCTTTGGAACGACAACGAGCCTCTAGGATCGCTTCTGACGGGCGATCGTCCCCGGAGCCGTCCTCTCCCCTGCGGGGCGGGGCGATCGTCCCTCTAGGCCGGGAAGACGCGCCAATGGCGGGGCGTTTGGGGGTGAACGATCTGGAGCCGTTCGGAGGCTCGCGTTACCCCCACGTAGAGGACCCGGAGTTCCGCATCGGGATCGACCTTCCGGGCTTCGTCCGCCCGGTAGGACACGTCCGTGAGCAGGGTCACGACCTCCGCCTCGGCGCCCTTCACCGAGTGGACGGTCCCGATCCGGACCCGGCCGGGCTCCTTCATGGACTCCCCGCGCGCCCGGACCTTCCGGATGTATTCCCGGTCGCCCTCCGGCATCGCCGTGAGCGCGTCGAACCACGGGACGCCTCGAGTCTCGTCCGGGAACACGTCGGACCAGGTGAGGCGATCTCGAGTCGGGGCGACCTTGTGATCGAGGTAGCGGTTGATCAGGGCGAGTTCGTTCCGGGAGATCAGGTCCCCGCGCCGGAGGGCTTCGAACGCATACGCCGCCCGGACGGACGGGAGAGACCACGACCACTCGCCTGACGGCAGGGAGTAGATGACCCCCTGACGCCGCGCCATCGTCCGCCAGACCCCGAGTTGGTAGTTCGATCGGGCGAGCAGGAGGTGGGTCTTCCCGTCCGTCAGGTCGACCCGGTCCGGGTCCTTGAGCCAGAGCACGGACCCCGGATCAGGGCGCGGGGCGAACTCCTTCGGGACGCGCCGGCGGATCTGGGCGCTCACGGCGTCCGCGACCCGCTTCACGGCGACCGGGAGCCGATGACTGACCGGGAGGATCTGCACGTCGCCCCGGAGGCGCTGGAGCATCTCGGATGAGGCGCCGCTCCACCCGTAGACGCATTGGTCGTCGTCGCCGGCGACGATCACCCGGCAGGAGTCCGGGAGGACCCGCCGGAGGAACGCCCACTGAGCGGAACTCGTGTCCTGCGCCTCGTCCAAGAAGAAGGTCTCGACCGGGAGGACCCCCTGCGCCCGTTCGATCATGTCATGGAAGTCCCAGAGCCCCGAGTCGCGCTTGAACTCCTCATAGGCGGTCACGACGTAGCGCACTTGCTCCCAGGTGAGGCCGGGGATCTTGGACGCCTCCCACTCCTCCCGGACCGGGGTCCCCCGGCTCCGGCTCCGGCCGTAGACGGACAGGGCTTGATCCCCGACTTCGCCTTCCCACCCGCGCGAGGGATCTTCTTCGCTCGGCGGCGCCTTGAGCGGGACCCCGGTCAGGTTGGAGAACGCCACGAAGTGCGAGGGCTGCATCACGTCGCGCCGGTTCAATTCGCAGAGCCGGAACGCCATCGAGTGCAGGGTCCGGAAGTAGGGGAAGTCGTCCTCGGTCGCCCCCAGACGCTCGCGCGCCTCCTTCACGGCGCGCCGGGAGAAGGACATGAACCCGATCGCCTGCGTCGCCACCTGGTCCGCTTCACGCTTCACCAGGTCGAGCAGCGTCGTCGTCTTTCCCGTCCCCGGCGGACCCAAGATCAGGCGGACCGAACGGCTCACAGCTCGATGTCCCGCTCGAGGGACCCGATCGGGGTCACGTTCTGGGCTTCTTCACTCGCTGGAATCCACCAGACGATTTGCCGGCGTCCCTTGATCTGGACCTCGGTCTCGCCGCCCTTCATCCGCTGGGTGATGAGATGCCAAACGTGTTGGTGCGTCTTCCACTGGACCCGGGCGTTCTCTAGGTATTTGAACAGGTCCCCGGAGAGGAAGAACGCCTTCCCGTCCTCGACAAAGGCGCCGCCCAACATGAGGCGCTCGAGCGAATCGGCGCGCATGGACTCGGTGAACTCCCGGATCTTCGCCGTGAGTTGTCCGGCCGGCGTCGCCTGGTGCGGGAGCGGGACCGTGCTTTGGTGTTTGGTGAGTTCTTGGATCAGGACCGACCACCTGGCCTGCGAGAAGTTCCCGATATGGATATTCGCCTGGTTCATCGCCGAGCGGTTGAACAGGGACGGGGAGAGGAGTTCAGTCGTCGTCACCATGACGGGGGCGCCGTTGATCTCGACCCGCCACGTCACTTCATCGGCGAACATGGGGTCTGGCGGCTGATACCGGATCAGGCTCCCCAACTCGAGGCGATCTTCATCGGTCCCCGCCTCGCCGACCCCGAACTTCTGCTCCAAGCAGGCGCGTTTGTTGCAGTGATCGCAGATCGGCGCCTGTCCGCACTGGTAGTTGTAGGTCTTCTTCCGAAGCGAGTGAATCAGCGCGTGCAACTCGGTGATCTTGAGCGGATCTTGAATGAAGTGCGTGTGATAGGCGTAGACATGGTCCTCCCACTCGTCGCCGAACCGCTTCTTGAGGTAGACGCAGACGTTGAACATCAGGTTGTTGCGGGAACCCTCCACCGCGCCGCCCTTCCGGTAGATCATCGTCAGGCACGGGGGCGCTTCGTCAAGGATCTCCTTGACCACGTCCTCGGCGGTGGTCTGGGGCTCCCACGCTTCGAACTCGTCCGGCGTGACCTTCCGAGACTCGGCGAGGTTCAGGAAGTCTTCGAGCGAGAGGGCGACGCCGCCCGGTCCGAAGGCGAAGCGATTGGTCTTCGCCACGTCGAAGTACGGGAGGTTGATCCAGTTCCCCACGTCGATGTCGCTCTTTCGACTGCTCTGCTTGGGGAAGACCTCGGTCTTCTTCGAATAGCCGAGCAGGGAGACGATGAGCGCGGCCTTTCGGCGGAAGGTCGCGGCGTCGAGCGGGGAAGCGAAGAAGAAGTAGAGGTGCCCGCCGCCGGACTTCGATCGGCAGAGCGTGGCCGGGACGCCGAGCGCGGCGATCTTCGCGACGACCGCGGCGTGATCCATCTTCTTGTCGTCTACGTCAATGGCGCCGAACAGGACGGTGTTGTCCTCCCGGAGCGGGATGATCCCCAAGCCCTGTTCGCCCGCCAAGTGCCGGGCGACCAGGTCAAGGGTCGTGGCGCCTTCTTCCGTGGCGGCCTGTCCGTCCACTTTGCCGGATTCGGAGCGTCCCCGTATACGGTAGGTGCCGTAGTTCTTGGTGAAACCTGAGAACAGCGCCCGGAACCGGGCGACTGTGGCGTCGGGGAGGCCGGCCATGTGGGGAAGTCGTTAGGCGGAAGGGGGTGGACTCCCTAGGGGCTGTGACGCCCCTAGGGAGTGGGAGGCTCCGAGTTATTCCGGGAACTCGAAGTCGCCCGCACCTTCCGGGACCGCCTCACCAGGCGTCGGTTCCGCGACCTCCGAGAACTCGGTCACGTCCTCCGCCGGCGGCGCCGCCTTGATCGTACCGGCGACGATCTGCGCCTCGATCTCACGCGCGGCCATGTAGAGACCCGCGCCATACGGGAACTTGATCACCTCGGCCGTCTCCGGGGAGCCGCCGAAGAACTCGATCTTGACGCCCATCCAGTTGTACTTGTCCTTGCTCTCCGGGACCGTGGTGATCCGGTAGGCGTAAAAGTACGTGGCGGGATTGAACTTGCGTCCCGTCTTGGGGTGCGTCGTCAGGACGGTGCGCATGTCGGAGTTCCACTTGCGCGCCTTCTTCATCTGCGTCGAGGTCAGGGAGATGACCTTCTGCTCGAACTCCCCAGTCTCCGGGTCCACGACGAGCACGAAGTAGAGCATCGCCTCCTGCACTTCGTTCCCGTTGGGGAGGGCCGGACGGCCGCGCTCGTTCTTCGAGCACTTCTTGAGGATCGACTCGTCGGCGCCGTGGTCGGCGACGAAGCCCCCACGGTTCGGCTGCCACTCCGTGTAGCTGCGCGTGAAGCGCACCGGGACGACGACGGCGCCCTCGGTCCCCTTCCAGAACTTCCCCGACATCGTGTCGAAGATGTCGCCTTCCTCGAGTCCGGGGACATACTTCGCGTCCCCGCGCTGGCGTTCCGGGGTCAGCGCCTGCACGACCTTGAGGAACGGGATCGCCATGTCCTTCGACGAAATGCCCTTGTCGTGACCGGCGTCGTCCATGATCGAGTCGAGCAGCGCCTCGTCCACCGTCGCGAGCGCCGAAGTCGGCTTCTCGTCCGGGACGACCAACGCCTTCGACGGTTCGGGGGTGTCCTGCTTCTTTGCGGTTGCCATGATGTAGGCCTCGGTTGGGGGAAGCTACTTGGGGAGCCGAACGGCGGCGCGCTTCCCCATGAAAGCGCCGACGCTGGGGAGATCGACCTGCAACTTCACGAGCTGACCATCGTCGTGCCATTCCTTCAAGAGCGCCTTGAACGATCCGGTGTTCACGTCGTCCGACCGCTTCACCGCATAGCCCTTCTTGACCAGCGCCTCGACCAGCTTCGTCGCCGCTTCTTCCTGTCCCACCTTGAACTCGACGCCAACGCCGACCTTGATCAGCGACTCGTTGCCAGTCTTCTTGAGCAACGTGATGGCGTTCGCCTTGTATTGCGAACCCTTCTTCCCGTCCGAGAGGGAGACGGACCAGAACTCCTCGACCTCGATCGTGGCGCCGTCCTCGAGTGAGAGGGACTCGAGCTTCAAGTCCTTCATCCGGGTCGGGATCGCCTGCTCCTGCAATTCAGCGATCCGTTTCTTGTGGGAGGCCAGGTCCTTCTCGATCTGGGCGGCCTTCGCCATCTCGGCGATGAGTTCCGCGCCTAACGCAATCAGGGTCGTGAGTTCGTCGCCCGTCGCCTTGGGCGCCTCGGCGTCCTGCTGCGCCAGGTCGAAGATGTCGGTTGCATTCGGATCAGTCATGGTCGTCGTCGGAAGGGTCGGATGAGTCGAGGTCGAGGTCGAGTTGATCGGGATCGAGATAGGACAGGTCGGGCTCCCGCCCCATACCTAACGGGACATGCACGGGCTCGAAGCGAAGCGTGTCATCGTCATAGGTCCCATCGTCGCGTCGGTCGCGTCGGATCTGCAGGAACGTGAACGAGTCAGCCTCGAACTTCTCGAGTAGCACGCCCATGAGCAGGAGCGGGAACGGGTTCCCCCAGACCCACGCGAACAGGTCAGTCTCCGGGATGAACTCGTGTTTCTCGAGCGCGTCGAGCATCAGCGAGTACGTAGTAAGCGGGTCTTCGAAGACCCGATACCCATCGTCGAGCAGGGGGATGATCTCGCCCCAGTCGTTCAAGCGAGCCCACTTCTTGTGCCAGTCCCGTTGCCGGGGGTCGGCATTGACGAGCAGGAAGACCCGTCGTCGAGCAGTGGGCGTTGGGATCAGGGAAGTGGACACGGGAAGGGAGAGGGCGAGAGGAAGAAGGACGGCGAGAATACGGCGTGAACGTCGAGCCCGCAAGGGGCTAGGGGCCGCTTGGCCCCCACGGGTCGCCGGGATCGAACGGTTCCTGACGGGCGCCCACTTCGGGCGGTGGAGTCTCCACCTGGCGCGTCCCGTTGCCGATCTCCAGCGCCCCGAAGCGGTAGTTCGGGAAGACCCACAAGTGATATTGGTTCGCCGTGTCGACCTTCCGTGACTCGGCCGGGAAGACCTCGATCGCCTCGGCCTCCGGGCCGATCACCTCATTCTTGATCCGCTGGAGGTCACGCCACTCCCGGATCGGGAGCTTGTCATTGCGCTTGATCGAGAGGTGGAAGATCGCCCCGAAGTCATACGAGTCCGGGAGCCTCCGCACGACCACCTGGTAACGGGAGTTCCGGAGCCACTTGACCCCAAGCGGGAGCATCATCGTCTGACCGGCCGGCGTCTCGACCCCGAAGCATCGCTCGAACGGGGTCCAGGTCGGATTGAGGATGGACTTACCTTTGGGGCGGCTCATGGGATCTGGGTGATAGAGAAGTCGGCGGTCCCCAAGATGTAGTCGGGGCGGCGGGCCGGTTGCGGGCAGACGGCGAGGAGCCGCCACCCGTTGTCGAGCAGACGTTGGAGTTCGTCGGTGCATCCGTTCTCGAGTAGGCGAACGTGCCGGATGGCGAGGACCCCGATGTCCGGGACCACGACGTTCACCGTCTCGTTGTGTTCGACCGCGTCCTTCACGGGCGGGATCACCCGCTCCGAGATCAGCTTGAGCGCCTCCGGGACCCCCTTCACGGTGAGGTGAAGGTCCGGGATCTCGACAAGCAGGCGGGCCAGGTTGACCGAGAAGTCGCCCCAAGAGTTCCGGATCGCTCCCGGTTTCTCCCAGGTCTGCGACGGGGGCGGGTCCTCGGTGTAGAAGTCGGGCTCCGGCGCCGTCCACCGGCGGATCGAGTCCTGTTCTTCGCGCGAGTAGACGCGCCCGGTCGGAAAGCTGGCGGTGACGATCATCGCGGCACCATCCGGTCGAACTTCCCGGCGTCGATCTCGGCGAGCACCTGGTCGAGCGGCTCGTCCAAGGTCCCCGCATCATGCGAAAGACGGGCGAGATACCGGTAGAAGGCGCGTGCATGACGGATCTCCTCCGCTTCCCGGACCCCTTCGGGGACGGCTCCCGTCCCCGGCTGCGTGTTCTCGGTCATGGCTCAGACCTCCGGCTGCGCCTTCGGGGGGACGATCAGGTCGATCAACTCCGCCTTGGAGCGGGTCGCGGCGACATACATCAGGTTTTCTTCCTGCCCGAACTGCCACGCCTGACGGGCGAAGGGCGAGGGTTGGTAGCGGTCGCGGCCGAGCCACCAAACCCGGTTCCACTCGCGCCCCTTCGACTTGTGGATGGTCGAGAGGATGAGGCGGTTCTGGCGGCCGGGCTCCGTGTCCGTGAACATCGTGTTGATCTTCTGGGTCAGGTCGTTGACCGTCGCGTTGAGCGGAAGCTGCGAGGCGATCACCCGGATCGTTTCGATCTTGTCCTGCAGGGCCTCGGCGGCCATCTCCTGTCCCTTCGCCATGAGCGTCTGGACCTGCGCCTCCCCGTACTCTTCCAGCTTTTCGAGCAGGGACTCGAGCGTCCGGGACTTCACGCGCTTGATCAGGGCGAGGAGCCCACGGCCGATGTCGCGACCTTCGACGTTGCAGGCGATCCCCTGACGGATCAGGGAGTAGGCGAGTTCGACGAGCGGGCGGGTATTCCGACAGAGGACCACGTCACGGGAGAGGTCGAGCGTCTTGACCTGCTTCCGGAACTCCTCGATCCGCATCGCCGAGTGCTTCCCTTCCGGAGCGGACGGGTGAGCCTGAATGTGGGAGACCCACTCCTGCGCGACGGCGACCACCGCCTTCGGGCAGCGGTACGTCACGGTCAGGGGCATTTCCTTCGAGTTGAACTCGCGAGCGATGATGTCCATGGCGTCGGCGTCCGCGCCCGTGAACCCGTAGATCGCCTGCCGGGGATCGCCCACGGCGACCAGGCGGCCACCGGCCTTGAGCATCTTCTTCGCGAGGGCGCGACGGGCCGGGTTCGTGTCCTGCGCTTCGTCGATCAGGACCCAGTCGTACTTGGTGACGGGGGCGTTGTGGACGAGCGGGGCGAGGATCATGTCGTCGAAGTCGATGACCTCCTTATCGAGCTTGAGCGACTCGCGCAGGACCGAGATGGCGTACTCGACGCCCTGCTCGAGCGTGAAGCCTTCCGGGATCTCGTCCTCGAGTTCGTGGTGATGAGCGATCCCGTACCAGGTCGTCGTGTCGTCGATCGGGTAGAGGAAGCCGGCGCCCGTCTGCTTGGCGAGGGAGACCGCCTTCTTGAGGAAGGGGGTCAGGGCCTCGAGTGCGCCCTGCTGGGCGGGGGAGGCGATCTTCGAGAGGGCGTCGATGATCGTGTAGACCTTCTTGTCGTCGATCTTCGGACGGCAGACGCGCGACCAGGCGCCAAGGCCGAAGGCGTGGAACGTCTTGGCCGTGTGGGTCGAGCCCCGCTCGTTCAAACGGGAGGTGATCTCAGCGGCGATCGCCTTGTTGTAGGCGGCAAAGGCGACCGAGCCCTTCATCCGGAGCATCGCTTCGATCAGGGTGGTGGTCTTCCCTGCGCCGGCGACGGCCACGACGTTCAAGTTCCCGCCGTTGGGGTTTTCGACGGCGGCGAAGATGTCGGATTGCTGGGGGGAGGGGACGAAGGTCGTCATGGGAAGGGCTCTGGAAGGGGTGCGGAAGGGATCGGACAACAGGGAGTATAGGGTCATCCCCCGTCGTCCGCAAGCCCCGTTTCCGTGTCGTCCGAAAGATGCGGGGCGGGGTCGATCCCGAGCGAGTGGAGCAGATGCGCCCGGTTCAGGATCTCGACCCCCTTGAGCATCGCCCGGGTCATCGCCCCGTGATACCGGTCGGCGACCTGAACGAAGCTCACATGTCGGATCGGCTCCCGGCCGTCGTCGAGCATCGGTCCCGTGACCTCGATCCCAGAGACGACGACCGAGCTCTGGTTCGGGAGTTGGACAACCTCGAGTTCCTTCCCCGGACGGGCGATCGAGACGGTGACGGTGATCCGGGTCTCCGGTTCGAACGACTGCCCATCCGAGGTCCGAAGGTCATAGTAGCGCCCCATGTCAGCGCCCTCCCCCGAGCGAGCCCCGCGCCGGCGCCCCGTCCCGGAGCCCGGAGGCGGAGAGGTCCGCCCCCTCCCCCGCCCGACGCCCCGCCCGGAAGGCCTCCCGGTTCTGACCGCGGTAATCCATCCGGGACTTCTCCGGAGCCGGTCGCAGGTCCTTCTCCCGCTCCCAGAAGGAGTCCTTCGCATCGACCAGCGCCTGGTCGAGGACCTTCACGATCGCCGTCGTCTTGCCCATGTCCTGCTTCGTCTGGGTCAGGCGTCGCCCGATCGCATCGGCGAAGCCAAGCAGGAAGGATCGGCGGAAGTCCTCCACGCTCGTGTGCCCCATCTGGCGGACCCTCCGGACGTGCTCGTCCGCCAGCGTCAGGGCGACCGTGACGAGCTTCCCGATCAGGAACAGGGCGACCTCCCGATCCGACTTCCGACCGGCGAAGACCTGCCCGTTGGTCCCGGACATGACGAACATGGCGACCCCGTGATGGCGGGCGACCGATCCGGCCAACGCCTCCAACCACGGCTCCCGTCGCTTCTTCGGCTTCCCGAAGATTATCGCGGTCGTCCCCTGCGGCTCCCGGATGTTCAGGGTATCGAGGTCGAGGATCGAGAGGTCGAGCTTGTATTTCAGGAGCATCCGCTGAACGCCTTCGGCGAAGGCTTCGGCTTCGTGAAGCGACCCGATCGCCTTGGCGGACTCCGCCTTGGCGTGGAGTTTCTGGATGCGCTCGATGATCGGCAGGAGTTCGTCAGTCATGGGATGAGGTCTCGGAAAGGGAGAGGAAGGGGGCCGAACGGACGCCCGGACGGGAACACGACTGCCGCAATAAGCAGAGCCCGACTCATGGTCTGGGTGCTCAGAGGCGGCTTCTGGCCCGGACGCGATGCCGGATCAGGTACGCCCCGCCCGGGGCGCCGTTCGGCTGATACGATACGGCGGCGGCGCCGTAGGCGCAAGAGCCCTATTCGTCAAGCATAGCGGCCGCCTCCTCCATGAGTGCCCGGAAACGGGCCGGGTCCTTGATCAGCGTCGCCATGTCCTGCTTCTTCTCGCGCGAGGGGAGGAGTTTCGAAAGGTCGACCGTGCGCGCGGCGAGCAGGTCTATATAGAGGACCCGGTTCTTCTGCCCGATCCGGTAGTTCCGACCTTCGGACTGGAGCCGGGCTTCGTAGTTGAACGAGTGCGAGTAGTAGATCGAAGTCGTCGCTTCGTTGAACGTGAAGCCTGTCCCCGCCTTCTCCGGGATGGCGACGAGCCCCCGGATGGCCGGGTCCTTGAACGCCTGACGCGCGCGCTCATTTTCGGTGTCCGTCTGCCCGCCGTAGATCGAGACGATCGGGACTCGAGCCTTGGTCAGTTCCTCGATAATCCACCGGATGTCTTCCTTGAAGGCGGCCCAGAGCAGGAACTTCCCGTGCACTTCTTCCGTCACCAGGTCGATCAAGGTCTGCATCCGGGGGTTCGGGAGCCGTTCAATCGCCGAGTGCTCCGGGCGATCGTCGGTCGCCTCATGGACGGCGGAGACGTGTCCGGAGACGATCTGGCGGAGACGGACCAGCTTCACGGCCGCCCGTGCCTCCGAAACCACGACGCCGGCACGGATCTCGGCGAGCGTATCGTCAACCAGCGCCTTGTAGAGGCGTCGCTGCTCCGGGGAGAGTTCGACGATCCGGCGTTGGTAGATCCGCTCCGGCATATCGACCGCGTCCTCGAGTCGTTGCGTGAAGATGTAGGGGGCGATCTTCTGCAAGAGCTTCGTCGTGTTCCGGTAGCCGATGATCTCCCGGTTCTCGAAGCCCCCGGTCAGACAGTATTCCGACTTGTAGGCGGTAAACGTCGGCTGTCCGATGATGTCGGGATGCAGGACCCGGAACTGCGAGTAGAGATCTTCGAAGCCCTTGGTGATTTCCGTCCCGGTCGCGAGGCGACGGTAGGGGGCGTACTGGGCCAGGTGGAGCACGGCCTTGCTCCGGACGGAACTCGCCCCCTTGATCCGCTGGGACTCGTCCACCACGAGCAGGGCGGGGCCGCCTTGCAGGAACCGGGAGGCCCACAGGAACGCCTTCCCGGAGAGGGAGGACAGGGACTCGATATTCATCGCCAAGACGAGCAGGCCCGCCGGCGCGTAGCGCAGCTGTTCCTCCGCCTCCCGTGCCTGCTTGGGCGACCAGTCGGAGCGGAAGGTGATCACCGTCCGGGGCACCCACGTCGGGGCGTGCTTCGCGAACTCCTCCGGCCAGACCAGGTGCACGCCGTTGGGCGCCAAGACGAGCATCCGGTCGATCCCCTTCCGCTGGTAGAGGAACGCCGCCGTGTCGATCAGGACCTTCGTCTTCCCCGTCCCGACCGTCATGAGCAGGCCGAAGTACGGCTTCCCCGCCGAGGCCTTGAGCGCCCGGCGTTGGTGGTCGAGCGGAGCCGTGAGGTAGCCGTAGCCGTTCGGCTGGTAGGTCGGATCACTCGACGTGACGACGCCGAGGGGACGGCCGGGGGCCAAGGGCTTCCCGACCTTCGCTTTCAGCTTGTGGAACGGGGTTCGGCGACGTTTGGCCGGCATGTGTGGGAAGGAAGGGAGATGGAAGGCTAACGGAAATGATTCCCGTAAATCTTAGAGCGCCACGGCGTTAGCCGTCAATAGCGGGGGCTAATTCCGATGGAAAACACTTCGTGAAGCTCTCACGCGCGCGGGATATGCGCGTGCGCGCGCGTTTATATTAGGGGGCCTCCGGCCGTTCACGCGCTTCGAACGTTTTGAGTCCTTCCGGCGTCAGGAACTTCCGCCAGTGTCGGGGCCTCCGGAGGTAGGCGCCCGGCTCCCGGACCAGGTCCCGCAGATCGCTCCGACGGTCGCGCCACCACTGGCGGAGCCCAGACAGAACCGAGACTTCCGATTTCATATCGCACCTCTTGGATCATGTGATGCCGCAGGCGTTCCGTCCAGGTCCGATGAAAGGCCCAGAACAGGTCCACATCCTCGAGTCTCAGCTTCGCCACATCGGCGCGGGTCTCGAGCCCCCAGACCGCCAAGGCTTCGCGGTAGGCGACCGCATCCCGAGCCGTGCTCCGAAGCCACCGCTCTTCATCGCGTTCCTGCTCCGCCCGTGTAGGCTCGGCGCCGGTCTGTACGTGCGTCGCGGAGCGGCAACTCGAGCAGATATGATCCCCGGCGTAGAAGCGCAGGTCTCTCGCGCGTCGCTCATGGCCACATCGAGGGCATTTGCGTGTAGACAAGAAGCTCCTAAAATCGCTCAGGACGGGCGATCGGGAGCGGGGACGGCTTGGGAGACGGGGACGGGGGAGATAATCGCTCCTTGCCCCGTTTCCGTTCGATCTCCGCCGCCCCTGACGGCCTGCAGCTGCGTCAAAAGCGTCTGCGCGGGGATCTTCGTCCGACTCCGCGCGTCGAAGATCTCGAAGTAGGGGCCGAAGTGCCCGATCAGGGCGGGCAACAGGACCGTCTCCCAGAAGTCCGGCGAGGCGTAGGCGCGAAAGACGCGCTGGGTCGAACGGCCGCCGGCCGTCGCCTTGGTGGCGAAGACCCGGAAGCCGACGATGTAGAGGACCGCCGGATCGTCGGCGGTCGAGCGGAGAGTGAACTCGTGCGACGTGATCATGCCGGGCGTAATGAGGCGTACCCGAGAATGCCGGTGTTCTCCGGACGGACCCGGCGCAGGACCACGGCCTCCCCGTTGCGCGTGAACTCGCCGCCCCACGCCGCATTGCCCTCGACCGTCAGGAGCGGCGAGAGACGGACGACCAGGCCGATATGCCGGGCGTCGCCGGGGACCCCGTACAAGATGAAAGCGCCTAACGTCGGAGTCTTCGACCAGCGGAGCGTCGCCTTCGCCCACTCCATGATTCGATCGCAGGACCCATCGGCGCCGAAACCGGCCGTCTCGAACCCGCACTCCCGCCACATGGCCGTCGCCCACGCCGCGCACCAATAGGCCTTCCCCGTGGTGATCAGGGACTCCGGAATGCCGGCGGCCCGGGTATACTCGTCGATCCGGGGGGACCGGTTCGACCCTTCCGGCATCTCAGCGATCCCGAGGTCGAGCATGGCGCGACGGACCACCCGCTGCGTGTCTTTAGACACGTCGCCTCCGAGCCATGGCGCCGGGCGGCGTGCCTTGCCGATCCCGAGGGCGCGCATGATCCACCCATCGACCGTCGCCTCGTCCTGCTCAAGCGGCAACGGGGACCGCGAGGCGGTCAAGGTCTGGACTGCAGAGAGGGCCGCGTTGAACATGCGAGAGCGCAATCGAAAGAGTGGGGGAACGGACGAGCGAGAAGATTGACCCGTCGCCGCGTTTCGTCACCGGAGATCATTTGGTGATGACGCTCTGTGGGACGAGCAGGAGGTAATGCCCGACTACCCTGTTGTTGGAGAGCACCGGGCGAGACTCGGCGAGGACCGGCGTGACTCTCGTCGATCGGACGTTCTGCACCAGGTATTGCAGGCGGAAGGTACGCCCCTCCTTCGTCGCGGCGTGCCACTCCTCCGCGACCCGTTCCCGATCATCCCGGTGCACGGAGTTGAGCCACCCGGAGCCTAACGCTTCGTCGAGACGGATGCCGGTCAGTTCCGACCAGGCCCGATTGACGAAGACGCATTGTCCGTCGGCATCGGCCTCGAAGAACGGCGACGGATTGAGGTCCATGCCGGCACGCTGGCGTTCCTCGAGTAGACACGTCCGGCTATCGAGACGGTCGAGCACGTCCCGGATACTGCTCCCCCCGTTCGGCTTGAGGGTGGAGGCCACCCCGTCGATCAAGGCGAGCTTGGTCTTGATAACGGCCGTGAACTCACGGGTCGGCTTCCAGACCTTGAGATACACGGACCGGACAAACAACACTACCGCGGTGATGGCGCCGCACGCGGCGGCAACCTCGTTGAGTGACGCAGGGGCAGGCATGACGATCGGGTAGAAGTGGAAACCGAAGGGCCTCGGCGCGACCCAACTTGCGCCGAGGCCCGGGTCTCGTCTAGTGAGCGTTAGGCGACCTAGAGCGTTTGACCCGCCAACAGGCGCTGGACCCACCGCAACCACCCCATTTCGTGAATCACCAGACCGTCGAACGTCTTCCCGTGATGGCGTTGAATGAAGGCGTGTCCCTCGAGCGCCACGTCGAGCGCGCCGGCCTTCGCCATCCCGACCAGGTTCTGCGCCCACGGAAGGGCGTCAAACCCGCGCGAGAGCCACCACGCCGGAGCCTTACTGGAGATCCACTCGAGCGCCTTCGTGCGACGCTGCCGATCAATGTCCGGGTCCGCATGTAACGTCACGTCGTACAGTTCGAGCATCGGGTAGACGCAGAGGTCCGGATACCAGAAGCGGTGTTGATTGAGGAGCGGTAGGTGGGTGTTGAGGTCCCAGCCTAACGCCAACCAGTCCGTCTCCCCGTTGGCGTTCGGGGCGCCCGTGGTCCAGAGATAGCGAAGCCCGGACAGGAGGTTCGTTTCATACCCGGCGTATGCCGCGGCGTCCGTCGCCTGCGTTCCGCCGCGCGTCGCCATGAGCGCGAGCGTGTCGCGGACCGCGGCATAGACCTCGATGTTGTCCATCGCCAAGGCGAACGGATAGACCGCGGCGTCTTGAAACGTCTGCGTCAGGTATCCGGCCGGGGCGCCCCCGTTCGGGACCGGGGCCTGCGGCACGAGCACGTTGTAATACAGACAGTCCTTGATCGCCGTGTAGTTCGCATCCCACCACGCGAGGCCGCCCGAGGCGACCTTGGCGAAGCGGACCGCGAGCCGTAGGAACGTCGCCGCATAGGAGTCGTGCGAGTCCGCGCGCTTCTTGGTGATCGTCCCCGAGTAGAAGTCGGTGGCGTCCGTCTTCCCCGTCGATACCAGATCATAGGGCCAACGGTATTGCGCGCCCCAGGTGGTCCCGTGGAGCGTTGCCCAGTCCGTCGAACCAGTCCCGGAGCCCCCATAGAACAGGGTGATCTGGCGGTCGAGATGCGCCTGCACTTCGGTCGGCAGGTCCTCCACGAAGGGGTAGAGGCCGAGGTTCGCGAAATACCAGTTGATATCCCCGACCCGGTTCATCCGAAAGGCTCCGGAATAGGTCCCGGTCGTGATCCGGGCGGCTCGGATCATTTCGAGGAGCGGGAGCGACGCCCGAACGCCGTTGTCCACGAAGGTACGGCGATCCGTGATGGCGTAGGGGGCGCTCGGATTGATCCCCGTCGAGATGTAGACCTGGAATAGAACCAGTTCGCCCGAGGACGGGAGCGGCTTGGACGACAACGGACGGGTAGCGATACGCCCCGCCGCGTTCACATAGACGACGTGGTCGACCATCTGCGTGAAGACCACCGACGCTGCGGGGACCGTCAACTCCCGGCCTTCGATCAGGGCGCGACCCCCGGAGAACGTCAACGTCCACCCCGCCGGAAGGGCGGGGACCGGGAAGCCGGCGAGCACGCAATTCGAGACCATGGTCATACGAAAGGACTTAAGTGTTTCGTAGCTGTCGGCCGGGATCTCCTCCCGGAGCGGAGCGGGCGGGGTGAGATTACCGGTCAATGGGTCCCACGTCCACCCTTTCTCACACGGGATTCCCGTCACGTCGATAACGGTCACCCCGTTCATGACCGGGAGGTCGGCGGCCTCGCCGATGTAACGGATCGAGTGATCCGCCTCGAGTTCAGCGTACCGGATCACTCCTCCCACTCCACCAGACAGAGCCCGGCCGCCCCGGCAGACGAGCCGCCCGAGTTCCCGCCCGAGCCGCCGCCGAACCCGGGCGGGGTCGTGGACTGGGCGCCGCCCACAGGTCCGAAGGCCGAGGCGCCGCCCCCGCCGACCGTACCGCCGCCGGGGGCCCCGCCCGCGAAGGGCGCCGC